TGCGCATCGCGCCTAGCACCATAACGGCATCCATAAGAGAAAGACGCCGCAACAGAAACGAAGCTATCCTTGGGGTAGACTTGGGTGCTAGTGGTTTCGAACGGTACGAGCAGGAAATCCTTAACAGGTACAAAGAATAAAAAAGACCCCCCGTTGTGAGACGAGGGGTCAGTTCAACCACTAACCTGAACAGAAGGAGCAAACAACTGTTCGGGGGCACTATACTACAATCTCCAGATTCGTAAACCCTTTACGCCGTCTTCAATTACCACTTTCACTAGCACACGCATCCCAAAACGCTTGAACATTACGTTCAGGTCTTCTTTGGCCTTGGGGTAATCCAGACACGGTATAAAAATAGACTTTCCCTTACTGAACTTAGCCCAGTCTATATCGTAGCTAACCCCCTCCACCAGCATCGGTGGTCTCCTCCTTACTTATCAGATTATTCATATCAATAAATTCTGGGTGCGAGGCGTCCAGCACAAGGCAGTGGACGGAGGGGGTGGAGAGCTTCATGCCTTTAGACACCCGCTCATTACTCGTGCGCTTCAAGATGCCTTTCTTTTTAAGCTCCGCCACCGTCTCCTTATAGGCTATCTGAACTTCCGCGCAGTCGTTCCTAAAGGGGCCAACCACCAAGAACAGTTCTTTTGTGTCGGGTTCGTAGCGTATGAGCAACTCGCCCTTTGGCTCCTGCTGTGGGAGAACCTTAGTATTTGCACCAGACCGGCGGTCAGCGGCGCTGTTAACCACCAGCATATTGTTAAGGTTTCTGTTCAGGTAGCTACCCACCACAGCCATCGCATCAGCAAGAGGGGGGATAACGTCCTGCCTCATCTCGTTGAGCATACTGGCGGCCCATAGGTAAATATTGCGCAGGTCCCAGTCTATGAGGCCAAGCCGTTTAGCAATCCTGCCACCCGTCATGTTGGCCGCTAGTACAGCAGACCAGAACCGCTCCCGCTGCGTCAGGCGAAGCTCAGCGTCAATCTTCTGCTGCGTGGCACGTAGGGTGTCGATGACTTCCGGCAGGTTCTTCACTACCCAGCTAAGGTAAATGACCCCAGCGTGGCCGTAGTTCTCAACGAGCTGGGAGTCGAACATCTTCTTGCCAAGTTCCATGTCCACCGCATCATTGGGGGAAATCTTGTACTCAATGAGGCGCATCATCTCGCCGTCTGGTGTGCCCTTCTTGGACATCATCTTTTCGTAGAAAGATGCGTTAGAGCTGCTAACAGCAATGCACTGCCATGTAGTGGCGTTGTGCCGGAGTTCGTTATCGGAACCCGTCATGCGGTCTTTGCCGCGACCCTGAGATATGCTGTAAATCAGCTCAGAAAATTCTCTGGCAATCATATTCGTAATCTCGTCAATGGTCGGGCACAGATTATTAAGCACGCCGACCTTCTGTATCTTGGCGTTGTAGGTATCGGATTTGGTCAAACACAACCGCTTTGGATCGCCGTAGACGCTATTTATCATGTGCAGTACGGTCGTCTTACCGGTGCCCGACTGCGAATTAACGAGGTTGATAAGCGCCCCGCTGTGCCCCGTGAACCTAAACAGGGGAGACCCAAAGGCGGTCAGCGCAGCAAAAGCATTAGGTTCGAGCCCGGGGCGGCCATAGAGATTGAACGCCTCCTGCCACAATTCATAGCTTCCCATCGGCTGGATAAGCTCTGCTAAATGCGTGGTAATACTAGAAGGCGGGCTATGGAACGTCCCTTCCGGGGTAATCTCCCTGTCGCCCAAGATGAATTTTGTGTCTTTGTCTGCCCATCCGAATTGGAGTCTCATGTGCTCTGGTTTCCTTGCAAATTGAATTTCATCGAGCGCGGTATAGAGGTACTCAGAAAGAAGCGCGAACCGCTTCGGCCCGCCACATACAACGCCGTGCTTAGATAGGGTCGCCCTGCATTTGTTTGCATCATGCAGTTCCGACATAGTTGCGGCGAAAGTACGGACTTCGTTATGCGGTAGATGAACCCGGAGGATTGCGCTCTCCCCGTTCCTTGGGTCAATCATGCGCTTCACTATGTACAAATCGTTAGCATACACCAAAGGAGGAGTAACTTCGGGGTCGTCTATGTGCCTGTAGATGCCTCCGTTTGCACCTCTGAAGTACGGCTCAGGGTACTTAGGTATTGTTACTAACTCCATCTCCCCCGTCTCGGGCTGGATCACTTCGGCAACATGCGTATCCGCAGCGTCTTCCAGTATGTCCCTGCCCAGCAGTATGGGGTTCTTAATCTTACCCTTGAACGGACAACCTTCGCAGCCGCCCGGATTGTTCTTCTCGAACGTCTCGCAATTATGCGGGCCGACGATATGTTTGATCTTTGTTTCCGTTGCGCCCGGATCGTAGTCTGGGTGCCCGCTGGATAGCTTATGTATAGCCACGTCCCGGTCTGAGCAGAACTTGGCGACAGACAGAGCATCAAACCACCTAAGCTCTGATAGTTCTGCCCTATTTAGGAAGCTGTCAGCCAACTGCTGACAACCCTTTCCAGCCGCGCTTCTCTGCATGATGCGGCTAAACTTGTACTGGATGTTGTCCTGAAACTTCTTCCCCAGCGCACTAAGCTCCCGCCGCATGGGGGGTGCCTTAGCTTCTTCAGCTTCCTTGACGCCTAGGATTTCCTTAAGCGTATCGAAGTTAACGTCAGGAGCATCAGCAATTACTGATACTAGTTTCGGAGGATCGTCTTTGAAGTTGTAGGTGCCCGGGATACGCAGCACACGGGACACTTCGAATACCGCAGGGTCGACAAAAAACTCCTGCGATACACATAGCTCCCCTAGCCTAGCAGCCACAGGCTCCCACTCAGTGCGACTCACATCCCTATCGAGCGGCCAGTAGACGTGTATGCCGCGCCCGGAATCGACTAGGATTGGCCTAGGTAATCCTACAGTTTTGCAGAACTTCTGTAAGGCCTGAAGCCCAGCCTGTTGATCTATGTAACCCGCCGCGCGACCGGTCTTTGGGTCTACCTCCGCCTTGCTTGGACCGCAGTCGATGTCTAACCAGAATGCACGCAGGGCTTGGACGTTATCTTTCTTGCGCCCTTCGTCGGTTGCGTATTTGGCTACACCGAAGAATACGTTTCTTCCGGCCTCCACGTAGGCTTCCGTTGTCTGGTCAACTTCTTCCCGTGTCTCCACAAGCTGCTGTTTTACGCTAGCATCCTTAATACCTAGGATGGCGTACCAACCCTGCGAAGGTTGAACCCGGCTAAGTAAATCCATATCGAGCATAGGACACCTACGGGGGGACAAGCCCCCCGGCTGACACAGGGTGAAAGAAACTTACAGTTGGTCTAGGTAAGCCTGTATGGCAGCGTGCCGGTTTTCGTTAGGCTCTACTTTGCCAGAAAACCAATTGTACACAGTCTGCCTAGAGACTTTAAACTTCTTGGCAACAGCCGCAACAGAGATATTGCGCTTTATGCACTCTCTGCCCAGCTTGACGCCAAGAAGTTTACCATCTGCTTCTTTGTTAAGTTCTAGTAGCCAAAGGCTGTATCCAAAAACCATTACTCGTCGCCCCACGCATTCGCAATGTCAGCAAGGTTCTTCTTAGCCGTAGGTGTGGCAGTCTCAGTCTTCTTGCTGCGCTTCACCGGTTCCGCCACTACGGCTTCTTCCTCTTCGGGTTCTTCCGTCCGAGTGACTTTGGCCTTCATTTCAATCTGCTTCGGTTCCGCATTGGGCTTCTTTGTAACACCGTCTGTCTGTGCCACAGTGATGCGGGTATATTTGTCGGTCTCAGGACGTGTCTGAGCAACCTTAACCAGTTCGTATTCTTCGTCACTAAGAATGCGCTGCGGGGAGAACACAAGCTCCATAGTATCCGCATTGCTGTCGAAGCTGATGTTGGTAACCACCGTGTCAAGCGCCTCACCGTTAGCCGTGAGGAACTTTGCGTAGCTCTCAAACGGATGCACGTTACCAGTGCCCTTACCGAAGAGAGACTTGGCCGGAATGTTGAACTGGTAGATGTCGCCAGACGGGTCGCCAGCAAGCATAACGGAAATGCGGCGCTGATACCTGCAAGCTTTGCCGCCGCCGTCACCCGATCCCTTGATGTTCTGAGAACAAGAAGCGCAGCTAGTGTTCTGCGGATCAGGAGCCTTCGGGTCCGGCACGTCACCCATGTTAGACCAGCAGTTCGGGAGCGTAGCTTCCTTGTTCGGGTCAAACTTTTCTTTGTAGAAAATGCGGGAGACGTTCTCCAGCGCACCAACGATAATCACGTTGATTTCGCCACGCACGGCGTTGCCAACCTGCTCGCCGTTTACAACGCGCTTAAACGTGCCGTTGATGTTTGCCTGAATGCGGCGTGAAGTAATGCCAGCAGAAGAAAACTTCTTGCCAAGGGCGCTCTCGCGCGGCCCGGACACAGCAACGTCCTGCTGTTTGAAAATGGTTACGTTGGTCATGGTTACCTCTATTTAGCTGTAGGTTTGCGAACTTGGATTACGTACTTGCTTTCGACTTGCAGCCCAGCAGGGTGCAGGTCGGGGTTCTCATCAAGAAACTGCCGCATGTTGGAGTTATGGATGCGCTTCTCAAGGACGAAAGCCGCATCATGGTCTTTGATAAACTCGTACATGCTCTCCCAATCGCTGGTCCAGTACCTCGACTGAACTCTGCGAGACACAGTGCCCGCAGGAGTTTTTATGCTGTCAGCGTTCTGGGCGTTGCACAGTTCAAGCAGCTTGGTGCTAAGGAGGTCAAACTCTGACTCCAGCGCAGCCATCTCTGTCTTGTGCTGTTCTTCTTTTTCTTGGATGGCCGAGCGCATATTGATGTACGCAGCCACAAGTTTCTCTAGTGGAATTTCTTCGGGTGACTCGTTGGTCATGTTTGCTCCTTTTATTGGACCCGCTTTATATGATGTATGTTTTACAACGTCAAGGGTTGTTTAACTCCTGACGATACAAATCGAGTATTTTTTCGTGGGTGGCTATGTTGCTTTGTAGCATAGAGTACAACCGGGACTCTACTTCACTACCCTTGATATGCACGATGGTCATAGCGTTCTTCTGCCCCGGACGGTTGATACGTGCGTTGGCCTGAAGATACGTCTCTACGCTGGTGACCGGAGCGTACCATATAATTGTGTCGGCAGCAGTAAGAGTAAGCCCGTGCGATGCAGCCTGTGGCTGAATGATGAGCACTCTTGGGTCCTGCTGTTCTTGGAACCGGGTGACAATACTTGTCCTTTTGTTTACGGACACACTGCCGTTGATGATCTCTGAACTGACACCGTGCTTATCTAGTTCGGTCTTAAGTAGTTCTATTGTGTGCGTGAACGGCACGAACACCAATATCTTGTGTGATGCCTCGTTGATAACTTCCAGCACGGCGTTCAACCGATTGGATACATCGAACTCCACGACTTCGCCGTTGTCTGAGTAGACCGCGCCCCCAGAGACTTGCAGCAGTTTGTTTAGCTTAGTAGCTGCGTTGATAGCCGTAATGTGCTCTCCGTCAGCCTCCATAATCATCTTGGTCTTAAGCATTTTGTAGTATTTGAACTGCTGCGGAGTGAGCGGAGCATCACGTTCTGTGTGCGTAACCTCTGGAAGGTCTAGGCATTGTGCCCGCTCAAAACGGATAGCGGGCTGTAAAACTCTATGCACCACATCTTGTGCGTGCGGCTTCGCAATCCATTTGAACTGCGTGGCCTTGTACATAACCTGATCCCGAAACTGCCCGTAGAACTTTGACACGTTGTCGGGGTTGATGAGCTTAGCCAGCCCGTAGGCGTCCAGAGGAGACTGTGCAGCGGGGGTGCCTGTCAGCATCCATAGCCCTTTTACATGCTGCATAATATCTTTGAGCGTCTTCCAACGGTTGGTCTGTGTGTTTTTGTAGGCATTAGCCTCGTCCACCACGATCAGGTCAAACCCGCCGTTGATGATCTCATTCTTGACCACCGCCACGCCGTCAAAATTAATTATGACAAACTCAGCGTTAGACCTGATAACCTTCTGCCGGACCTTGGCATCGCCGTGTGCAACCGCGCAACTACGGTGCATGGCGAACTTAAACAGGTCTTGTTGCCATGCAGACTTCATAATGGACAGGGGGCAGATGACCAGCACGCGCCGTATCTTCCCCTGCTTCATGAGATAATCTGCCGCCCAGATAACACTGGCTGTCTTGCCGGTACCCTGTTCGTTAAAGCAAAACGCCTTGCGGCGGCTGCTCAAAAAGTCAGCCGTATCCTTCTGATGGGCGAAGGGCTTATGCTTCCCCGTCCACTCGTAGTCGCTAAGTATTGTCATGACGCAGAATGACTAAACTTGTAGAGGGTTTCTTCTACGTAGTCGGCGGCTTCCGATACATTTCCACAAAACGCAATAGCCGCTACAATCTCCGCAACGTCTTCGTCGGCCAGAACGGGGGGTTGGTTTTCGGCCCGCTCTTCTTCAAACCTACGCGCCCAGTATTCAGAGGGAAGGTTGTTGTTCACCTTTACCGGTGCGCCATCGGCAGCCAGAACGCGCTGGCCGTTCTTGTAGTAGTGGTTCATGTCTAGCTCCTATTTTACTGAGTGATCCGGGTTCCTAGCGAACGACCGGTTGTCTTTCGCTTTCTTGACCCTCAAATTAC